GACGAAGAAGCGGAGATGGGTCTATGAACCGACACGGGATCGCAAGCCTGTCCGGCAAGATGGCAGCCCAAATGCGCCGCGGCCGGCGCGTCGCAACCATGCGCCCGTCGAATCCGCCCGCCGAAGCCGGTAGCACACTGCCCCTCTGGGGATTCCTGTTCTACGAATGGAACTCGGCCGACCCGAACGACTTCTCGACCACAACGCTACAGGGGAACCCCTTCCAGAAGGGCCTCAACTGGGGCAAGTGGGATGACTTCCTGCGCGCGCGCATCGCAGCCCGCGGAGGCATCTACGCCAACGAAGTCGTGAACGGCGACGCCAACAGCGGCACCTTCGTCCCCGGCGCCGGCAACTGGATCATGCTCAAGGGACTCGCCAACATCGACATGGGCTCGGCGCTCAACATCTGCGTGCTCGGCAACAGCCCACCGCGCCAGCACATCCGCGCCATCAAGGCCGCGTCCAAGGTCAACACTGAAGTCCACACCGGGCTCCACAACTTCCAGTCCGTCAACCAGCAGGCGTACTCGACCTACACGGCCCTCGAACCGGCGCGCCTCGTCTCGCGCGGATTCCCGCTCGCTGGCGCCGCAACGTCCGGTTGCAGCAGCAACACGCTCAACCGCTACGGCTGTACCGCCATCGACGAGTACGAAGGCAACGCCACGGGCGTCCTCTCATGGCCGACGTGCGGCCCGGATGCCGCGAGCTGGACCAACATCGTCGGCTGCCCGCACGACGCCGGCCGCCACGCAGGGCTCCCGGCCAACGCGCCGAACTTCACCAAGCACGTCTGGGAATGCGATGTCACGAGCAGCGCCCATCGCACCGCGCTCGCCGCCGAGTGGGTCAACTACTGCAACTCCCAGTACAACGGCACCTACAACTGGGAAATAGACGGCATGCTCATCGACAACATGCGGCAGGACGTGTACACGGGCGACGCCACCAACGCCTCGCCGCTCCCGACGCAACTCGCACAGGTCGCCTACCGCCAAGGCTGGCGCGACATGCAAGCCGCCTGGGCCGCGGCGCTTGCATCCAGCGGCCGCGCCAAAGACGGCGGAAGGTTCCGCTGGGCGAACTGCACCGACCTGACAGGCGCCTACGACCAGAACGCACTGCGCAACCGCTGGGTCGAACTGTTCTTCGTCAACACGTCCGGCAGTGGCCCGCGCCCCTGGGCCGGCGCCAACGGCATCCTCGAAGGACTCCAGCGCGCCAAGGCCGAGGGCCTGCGTATCGTGCTCGGGCTCACAGACAAGCAAAGCGGCACCTTCGCCCAGCAATACTACTGGGCGTCCACGGACGGCGGCCAAACTCCAGGCACGAACGGCACCTGGGCACAGATTTACTCGACCCTCGACGGCCTCGACTACTTCGAGAACGTCTACGCCCAAGCCGTGCGCCAAACGACGGCCGGCGGCTGGGCCTTCTGGCAACAGGGATGGCGTCCTATCGGCACATAGGCTTGACAGTCGCGCCGGGGGGCGCGCACGATATTTTGGGTTGGGTTGGGTGGGGACAGGGTAGTTGCCGGTAGCAATCCGAAACTCGCGCCTTACGGATCAACAGGCGCCGTTTCACATGGACATGGACGCCGCGCTATGGAAAGCGCACGGATTCTCCTCCCGAGGTCCGAACGATACCCAACTCGCCAAGACGCTCGAACAGATAAGCGCCGACCCAGAGTTCTACATCTTCGGCGGCTTCGTCCGCACCTTCGATGAAACAGCCGCCCCAAAAGACCGCGTTCGAGCCTTCCCCGACAAGAAGTACCTGCGCAAAGCCCTCCAGTGGATGCACGACGGATACCCCGCCGACTACGTTGGCGCTGCGGTTAAGTCGCGCCAGTTGACGTGGTCCTGGCTCGCAGGCGCCTACGGATCGTGGGAGTGCCGGCACCCGCACAGCCGCGTCATCTTCCAGTCCAAGAAGGCCGAGGACGCCTGGAAGTTCGTCTACGACGGCGACTGGACGCATGCGCGCGTGGGGTTCATCGAATACGCCTGCCCCATCGCCGTCCGCGTGCATGGACTCATCGGCAAGCGCGGCGAGCTTCTGTACCCCGGCGGCAGCGAGTTCTGGGGCGTGCCGCAAGGCCCGCATATGTTCCGGTCGTATACGGCGACGCTCGTCATCTGCGACGAAGCGGCCTTTCAGCCGGAGTTCCGCGAAGCATTCAAGGCTGCGCTGCCGATGGCGCGTCGCATCCTGGTCATTTCGACGGCTCTCGGAGGCTCTTTCTTCGGGGACCTTGTAGAGCAGAACGAAACCGAGGAGCAAGTCGCATGAGTCAGACGTACCAAAGCCAACTTCTCTGGAAGATTGGCGACCCGGCAACGGAAACAGGCGCGGCAGTCACGAACCTGACGTTCGCAAACGGCGCCAACACCCAGCACACGTTTGACTTCAACACGAATCCAACGACGGCTGGCCGCATGGTGGTTGGCGGTACGCTCTCGCCGCTCTCCTGGGCGACTATCGACACCAAGGGCTGCGACATGCTCGCCATCTGCTCGGCGTTCAAGTGCACTGCGGCAGGTGGCGGCCCATCGGCGTTCGGAGCAACCGGAAGCAGTGGGTTCGGATTTGCAGTCGGCACCCCGATGCGCAACGACAACAACTACGAAATCTGGGCCAAGCACCCAATCTCGCGCTTGGGCGGAAACCCCGGCGCAACCCCGACGTTTTGGGGTAGCGACCAGCTCATCATTTACGGCGCGTCGTCGTATCTGGTCGGAATCAGCGACGGAAACGCCTTGGCGCTTAGCGACGACACGATCATGAGCGCAATCCTCGGGTATCCGGCAACCGCTCTCGCCTCTGGACAATATTTCCGGTCGTACATCTGGATCGGCAAGCGATTCTGGAACCCGCCTGGTGTTGCCGCCGCCACGACGTACAACAACATCCCGGAGCCGTCAATCAAGGGCATCCGCCAGGTGCAGTTCGCGCTCGGCATCACGACGGATTGCGGCGCCACGGCGCCAACCGGCGTGCAGTACTGCGGCGAAATCTACGCCGTCCGCATCTTCAACACGAACGGCTACCCGCATCTCGAAGGCATCCAAACCGCGTAAGGAGACAACGTGCAGACGTTCGACTGGACCTCGATCTACCCGTACCTGGTCGCCGCCGGAAACCTCCTCGGCTTCTGGGTCAAGTCGCGGCCCGACACCGGCTGGTTCAAGAACGTACTGATCCCGCGATGGACGTTCGGGCTCGGCTTCGCAGCCGCGCTCATCCTCGGGCTACAGAAGTTCGGGGAAGCGGCCGGCCTCTCGCTCAACTTCTACGACTACAACTACGCGGGCGAGAACACCATCGCCCTCGCCGGCTGGTCGTGGGCGAAGCTCTGGCCCGTGCTCAAGATGATCGTCGATTCGCTCATGGCGGGCGGCGCGACCTTCGTCGGCGCGCATCTGACGTACGAAAAGGGCGGGCTCCGCACGCTCGTGCCCATCACCACCCCGAAGGCGAAGCGCAAGTAATGGAACTCGTCCGCAGCAAGAAGGCCGAAGAACTCGCAGAAACCGAAGGCATGTCGTTCTATACGACACGCGACGGTGTCCGCGTGTGCATGTGCCACTATTCTGCGGACCCCGACAAGAACCTCGATACGCTCCAAGGCCGTACATGGCTGCGCAAGGTGCTCGCTAAAGGCTACCCAGGTGGCATGGAAGGTCCCGACTGGCAGCAGGAAATGGAAATGTCGTTCTCGGGCTCGGGGTCCACCAAGGTGTGGCCCAACTTCCCGGACGTAATCCAACCAAAAATCACCTGCGCCCCTTTCGAGATCAACGACCACTGGCCCATCTACTGCGGCTATGACTACGGCACCAACAACCCGTTCGCCTGGATGGCCGTCGCCTGGGAGGACGAGAAAACCATGTACGTCTTTGACGAGGTGTACAAGGCAGACACGCCGCTCCACGAACAGGTCGAGATGATCAAGGCGCGGCCGTACTTCCATCGCATCCAGGGCATCATCGGTGATCCGTCCATCTGGCGGCAGAACCAAGAGTCTACCGTGGACGGCCGGCCGAAACTTCGCAGCGTGGGCGAAATGCTGCGCGACGACTACGGCATCATGGTCGAGCGTGGCAACAACCTGGAAGGCGTGGACATCGCCTTCCGCGAGATGCTGAACTCGACGCTTTGGCGCAACCTGGATGAGCCGCAACTGTACATCTTCGAGACGTGCAAGAACCTCTTCCGGGAACTCCGGAAGCTCCGGTACAAGTCCTGGGCCACCGACAAGACGGCCGCCGACAACAACCGGAAAGAAACACTCGTACAGAAGGATAACCACGCATGGGACGCTCTCAAGTACCTCCTACTGTGGAAGCAGGGGGAGAGCCCGGAAGCACTGCCGGCACCAGTGGGGAGCTTCGATTGGCTGCGGAACCGGCTGCACATGATGAAGCTGGCCCAAAACGCGCGCCTCGCGTAGAGGTCGATCCGAACATCAACGCGCCGGTCGAGTTCTGGGACAAGGGCGTGCCGCCAATCGCCATCTTCACCTGCCAGCGGTGCGAAATCACCAAGCAGGTCAAAGCCTATCTGGTCCCGGCACAACTCATCTGTACGAAGTGCCGGTCGCTGGTACAGGCCCGGATCTACGACGATGAAGGTAGTCGTCTGTGACGGGTGCGAGCGCGAGCTGTCGAACCGCAAGACCTTACACTTTGAGCGGTACGACACCGTGTCTCTCACCCCGCAAGAGCGCCTGGACCTGTGCGACAAGTGCTACCCGCACTTCGGCGCCCTCCAGGAGAAGCGCAAGGTACTCGGAGCCAAGGGCCTGCAAGCCCTGGACGAACGCGAGAAACAGTACATGGCCGAGTTCTGGGAGGCGGTAAAGCGTGGCGCAACGACCCCGTGAAAAGGGCATCCCGCGTGGCGGCTCGGGCGTCATGCGGGAAGCGCGCGACGAGAAGCTGGCGCAGATCATTGGCGACAAGTCCAAAGCCAAGCGCCGCGCCCGCGACGTGCAGGTCTACGACGCCTGGATTCGCCACGCCCAGAACGAACAAGACCCGTACATCCAAGAGTTCCAGCGCAACATGGACGGCTACGTCGGCAGCCTCGAACAGGAAACGACCAAGGACATGCTCGGCATGCCATACATCGCTTCCGAGGAAGTCCTGTCCGTCAACCGCATCATGCCGGCACTGCGCACCACGAACGCTTCCATCATGTTCAAGCTCCCGTGGTTCTCGCTCACCAGCCGCCGCCAACTGGACGAAACCGACAGCGCGAACCTGCGGATAGGCGAGCGCGCTCTGAACTATGTACTTCAGACGCCGCGCGACGCCTTTCTGCGGGTATCGCGCCTCGCTGTGCTCGCGGCAGAACTGGGGATAGGTGGCGCCAAAGTCACCTATACCCCCGTAGACGAAGGCTTCGAGGACGAGTCTAACAAGGAGCCGTCCTACGGCGAGATCCAGCACGACGTGGAGGAGGATGGCTCGGAGCGCCTGGAAGTCAAAGGCGGCATCCCGCTCCTGGACAAGAATGGCAACCTCCAGGTCCGCGCCGGCAATCGCGTGCTCTTGGACAACCGCCGGCCGGCCGACCTGTACCGCGTGGACTTCGTGGACTTCCGCGACTGCGTGTTCGACCCCGAGGGCACGAACGACTTCATGGACCACCGCCGGTTCGCCAGGCGCCGCTGCTGGACCTTCGAGCAGTTCAAGGCCAATCGCATGTTCTCGAACAAGGAGGACGTGCTGGAGTCGGTTCGATACCTGGACGAGAACAACAGCGGCAACGAGTTCTTCGGCGGCTCGCAGAACAAGCGCCTGGGCCGCGGCACCAAGCGCGTGTCCATGTTTCGCTACGACCGCACGGAAGCCAGCAAATCCGACATGGCGCGCATCTGGGGCTGGGAAGTCTGGGACTTCGAGCGCCGCTGCGTCGTCTACATGGTGGACGACTATCACAAGCTGGTGGGCGCCGAGCCCATTCCCGGCTACGTCGGGCACAGCCCGTTCGAGTGGGTCAAGTTCAACGAGGTTCTGTCCGAGTGGATGCCGTACCCGGACATCACCGCTGCCCGCCCCTTGGTGCGTGCGTACAACCGCAGCCGCAGTCAGCGGTTGACGCACCAGGCGCGGGCCGTCCGCAAGATCGAGTCCCGCAGGGGCGACATCGACCAGGCGAACAAGGAACTGCTCAAAAACGGCGAGGACATGACCGTCGTCGAGACGAAGTCTGGAAACGCCTTGAAGCCCATCGACATGGCGCCGCTTGAGCCTGCCGTCTACGACGACGACCGCAACATCGCGGACATGAGCGAAATCATGGGATCGAGCCCGGAAGCCCGCGGCACGGCGCAGTCCGGCACCGCGACCCAGGCCGCCATCGTCGAGAACCGCGGCACGCTCACCGAAGAGGACAAGCGCCGCATGGTGGCGCGCTTCCTGGGCGGCATCGGCACCAAGACGTACAACGTGCTCCAGGCGACTCTCGACGTGAACCTGGCCGTCGCCATCGTCGGCCCCGAGGGCAAGCTGTGGCAGGGCACCGTCACGCCAGAGCAGATCGTCATGGACGCCGAGGCCGCCTGCGACGTGATGGACATGCGCCCGCACGACGAGGCGAAGGAGCTGGCCGACTCCCAGGGCGTGCTCAAGATCCTGGGACCAGCGGCCTTCCTGTCCGACAAGTTCAACGAATGGTTCTGGAAGGTGCGCCGGGTGGATGACCCGGAGATGCAGAAGCAGTTGCAGATGGTGGCGTTCAACCTGGTGGCAGGGGGGCTTGGTGGCGGTGAGGCTGAGGGCGGGGCAGGTGGAGCGGATGCCGGCGGCGACGCTGGCGGCCCCAAGCCCCCCGATCCAGGTGCGGACGAACAGGGCCGGACGTTCGAGGGCCGCTCGCAAGGTCGCGCGCTGCGCCCGCACGGCGGCGATACCGGAGGCGCGTAGTGGCGACGTTCCCGTTCTTCTGTGAAGAGCATCAAGAGCGCGAGACGGTCGATTGCCTGTACTCGCAGCTCGCCGGCCGCATTCCGAAGTGCCCGGAGTGCGGCCGACTGATGATCCGCGACTGGATGGCCCAAGGGCCGGGCTCGTTCTCGAACCCGAGCAAGGGCCGCTACGGCTTCGTCTCGGAGAACATCCTGCCGGGCGGCGTGCCGGTGCAGGTAGACTCGGCCCAGACGGAGGCCAAGCTGCTCAAAGCCAACGGCAAGGAGCGGCACTCGGTTTCCCAGGAGTCGCAGTACCGACACAAGCACCGCATGGACCGGGTGCGGGAGGCAAAATGAAGGGCATGGACATGGCGATGATGGCGCGCGCCAGTACGAACGCGCTGTCTGGGGTTGCCAAGAAGAAGAAGAAGGGCGCAAGATCAAAGGCGAAGAAGCGTGCGAAGCACGCGAAGAAGGCCGGATCGGTGGATTCCGCCGCGCCGGCAGGGTCTTACACCTAAGAGGAGGGCGTCATGCCCAAGGGATGCGGTACGTCGGGACCGAACCAGCCGACGAAGAAGCCGATCAAGATGCCGCCGGGCATCACCGCCTAGCATCGGGCTGGGCAAGGCAGGGGCCGCCTCACGGCCCCGTGTGGTGGATGGGTAAGGGACGACGATGCCTGAGACGACTGCAACTCCGGACGGTTCCGAAGCTGGCGCTGTTGCGCAAGCTCGCGCTTCCCGCGATGCGTTGAACGACGCGATCAAAGAAGCACAGGGACAGTGGCCGGAGGACGAGGACAACGACGACCTCGGGACGGACGATGTTTCGCCCGGCCCAGACGAGGGCGACGAACCCGCAGACACTCACGGCGAAAGCAACGACACCCAGGAACTCCGCGAAATCATCGCGGAACTCAAGGGCGAAATTGCCGACCTGAGAAAAAGTCGCACCAGCCAAGAGGAGCCCGACGTGTCCGACGAGGACGCGGACGAGCTGCCCGAAGGCTGGGAGGGTTTGAATCCGTACGCCAAAGCGCAACACGCCAAGATGCAGCGGATGGAAGCCAAACTTGCTGTCAAGCAGGAACGGCTCGATGCCACTGTGTCGCTCATCGCATTCAAGCAAGACTTTCCGGACTACAAGAAGTATGAGGGGCAGATCACGCAACTTCTCAAATCGGAGAAGTTCAACACCGGGAACTACTACGAGGACCTGGCGACGATCTACGAGCATGTGACCGGCCAAGAGGCGAAGAAGGAGCTTGCACGCTCCCGCTCGACTCAAGTGGCGCGGTCGCAGGCTGGTGCCCTCGGGCGCGAAAAGCCCGTTCGTCCAGGCGCGGAGCCGGCCAAGGTGTCGAAGCTCCCGTCGTTTGGCGAAGCGTACAACGCGGCAGTCCGTAGCACGATTGCGAAGCAAGGCAAGCGCGGGCGTTAACAAACGTCTGGGAGAGTGAAACGACATGGCCGCAACGACCTTCAATCGGGCGTGGGATTCCGTTCTCACGACCACGATTGACAATTACCGCCCGACGCTGGTGGACAACATCATCAAGGGCACGGCGCTGACCTACTGGCTCACGCGCCGAGGCCGCGGGCAGGGCGTTCGTTACGACGTGGGTGGACAGTTCATCCAGATTCCCGTCGTGTACAACAAGAACGCCAACACGCAGACCATCAGCGGCTACGACCGCTACAACCTGGCGCCGACCGACGAAGCGACGAGCGCCTTCGAGCGTTGGTCGAACGTCAACACGTCCTGCGGTATTTCGCTGGACGAGATCCAGGCCAACAAGGGCGCCAGCCGCCGGGCGAACCTGCTCCGCATGAAGGTGGACGTGATGGAAACGTCCGCCCGCGAAGATTGGGAGCGGTTCCTGGTCGTCGGCACGCAGACGGGTGCGAACACCTTCCTGTCGGCGGGCAACGCCGGCAAGGACCCGGTGCCGCTCGCCTTCCTGGTGCAGAAGGACCCGACCGTCTCGGCGTCCGTCCACAACATCGCGCAGAGCACCGAGGCGTGGTGGAGAAACAAGATTTTCGACGCCTCGGCCATCACGACCACCGCCAACCTGCGGAGCGGCATCAACCGCCTGTACAACCTGTGCAGCCGCGGCTCGACGAACGATGCGCCGGACTTCGGGCTGTGTACCCAGGAACTCTACGAGTTGCTGGAAAACAGCATGATGAAGTTCCAGCGTGCGGACTTCTACCGCGACCAGGACTCGAACTCGATGGGGTTCGGCGGGTTGTCGTGGAAGGGCGCGACGCTCATGTGGTCGGAGATCATGGCGAACCTGGGCGCTTCGGCCGCGGCCGCCGCGTCCGCGACCGCCTCGACCGCCAACGGCCACCTGTACTTCCTGAACAGCAAGTGGCTGGAACTCGTCGTGGACGAGGACTGGGACTGGCAGATGACGCCGTTCGAGAAGCCCATCGACCAGTGGGCCGTCTGGGCAGCGATGCTCTGGCGCGGCAACCTGACCGTCACCCAGCGCCGTAAGCACGGCGTTCTCTTCGCGGCGATCATCGCCAACATCGTCACCATCGACTGAGAAAGGAGGCGACCCAAAATGCAGTGGACTTTTGCGAACGACGGCAACACCAAGGACCAGGTTTTCGTCCACGTCGAACTGTCGGACACGACTCTGCCCGCGCGCGGCGATGTCCTACTCTACGACACGACCGACAACTCTGGAACGTCTGCCATCGGCAATAGCCGTGGCAAGCGCGTCATCAAGGCGGTGGCCGCAGCAACCGGCGCCAACGCCGCAGGCTGCGTTGAAGGACTCCCCTCCCAGATCGGCAGCACCACGGTCAAGACGCCCGTGTTCTTGCTGCAAGCGTGGGGATTCCACGACGCGATCCTGTTCACGACCGGGGCCGGCGACTCTGTGGTTGCTGCCGGTGGTCCGTTCCTGGCCTCGACCGGCACCGCCGGCCGCGCGATGGGACACACCACGGGTGGTATCACCGCAGCCGAAGCGGCCAAGGTCATCGGATTCACCTACACCACGGTGGCGATCAACCAGTCGAGTCTGGCGGTCCAGGGCCACTTGAAGTGTCTGTGAAATGAACGTCGCGGAGCGCGCAGAACGAGTGCTTCGAGACTACATGGGGCTGGTCCCTCCGTGGGACCGGCCCTATGCCAAGCGCGCTATGGTCTGGGCGCTCGACAACGTCTGGGAGATCGAAGCCTTCAAGGCGCAGGGCATGGACCTGATCGCAGATCCAGCGCGACGCGAACTCATCCTCAAGCACGTCGGACCCAGGCCAGATGACGTGCCCATCGAGGAATACAACTTCAACCTGTGGCTTGCGAACGAGTGTATGGGCTCTGCGACTCCGGCGCGCCACATTCTCTTGCGGTGCCGAGACTGTCACAGGCTTCGCACCCATCGGTCTTTCGAGAATCGCATCTGCAAGTGCGGCGGCATGAGCCTATCGTCGGCCATCCCAACTGACCTGAACACGCGCATGGCGATGAAAGCTCTCGTCATGGAGCGATAGGAGGAAGCCATGCAGCTTACCAGCGCACAGCGAGGCAGCTTTGAACAGGTCGTCGGCACGTTCTACATGTCGTCTAACGAATGGGTCGTGGACGAAAATGCAAGCCCCGCCAACTGGGGCTTGAACCTCAAGGGGTTCCTCATTTACCTGGACCTAAAGCTGGCGAACTACTCGTCGGTGCCCGGTGTTAGTCCGGGGATGGCGTGTTGCGTTCCCTCTACCAGCGGTAACACCGCGTCGTATTGCGCACCGCTCGGAGTCCTCCTGGACGACATGATAATCGGGAGTCGAAAGTTGACCGGCGAATGGGTTCGCGTTCTTCAGTACGGGCACTGCGACAGAATTATCGCCTACAACGCGGCGGCTGTCGATACAAACGACCACCTTCTCTACAACTACGGAGCCGTTTCTGGCAAGGTCGGCGGGATGACCTACAGCGAATTGGCAAATGGATACCGGACGCTATCCGGCGCCGTCCAGCTTACCCTCGACGGAGCCGCAAGCACGGCCGTCATCAACATGGACGGAACAACGACTGTTGTTGGCGGGAATACGTCAACGTGGCTGACCCCCCCGAGGGTGGCGTCGGTGCCAGTTAACGCTCCAGCGCCAGAGCAGAGGTTTGTCGGCTTCCACTACGAAGGCGATGTCCCGGTGCAACTCCCGGAATACCTGAACGGCAACACGACGAATGTGAATTACGGGAACATGCGGGTGGTCAAGGGATTCGTCAACTGCCTTGGCGGAGTCGGTAGCTGGTAGGTGGTGCGAATGAATCGCGGCCAGATTCGTCAAGCCACGGCCGACGCTCTGCGGAACGTGTCGTTCACGCGCTGGACAAGCGCCGAACTCGACACCTACATTGACGACGGATACCGCGAGATCGCCAACCGCACCGGATGTGTCGTCTCGACGGTGAATATCACCTGCGAGGCCGAAGAGCGATTCGTGTCGCTGCCGGCTGAAACGCTCTTCCCGATTGCGTTCCGCGACATCACGACCGGGCTCCCGGTCGGCATGTGCCACTGGACGCTCATGGACCAGGACGACAACTACTTCTTGCGCAAGACCAGGAATCGCCCGGAGCGCGTTGCAGCCTGGGGATTGAAGAAACTCCTCCTGTCCCAAGCCTACAGCGCACAGTCGCTTCTCGAAATGATGGCGGCCATCTGCCCCATCGACGGACTGCAAACAGACGGCACTTCTCCGGACTTCCCGCAGCAGCACCACGAGGCGCTGGTTCACTACGCCCACTATCGCTCGCTCGTGAAGGACGCGGATGGGCCGCGGCTCGGCCGGGCGTTGCGCCAATATGGCTACTACGAGGAGAAGGTGGCGCAGCTCACTGAATGGGCCGACGAGCGCCACGAGGGCATCGCGCAGGCCATGTACGGCAACTGGCTGCGGACGGAGCGCGTCGGGCGGGGGTGGTTGTGACGCAACGGCCGCTCTACGAAGGCTCCCCGCACTCTGCCCTGGGTGGAAACTCCAAGGGTGACGATCACCCGCAGTACACGAGCAAGGCGCTCTCGGCTCTTCTCATGGGTCCGTTCGTATCGGCCGCAGACCCGCGGTGGGGTGTGGTCCCCGGCCTTGGTGACATGACGGCGAGATTCATGCGCCTTGCGACGGACCCATCCATTCCGGCCGGCTCGACGGTCATCTTCCAGCCGGGAACGTACATCTTCTCCGGCAGCCTATTGTGGGCGCGCCAACTGAACATCTACGCCTACGGCGCGATCTTTTCTTTCGGCACCACGAACCTGAGCGCAGCAGGCTACGCGCTTCGCATCGGCGCCAACACGTCGGTTGAGGCCGACCGGACATCGCAACTGTCGTTCTCCGGATTCACCGTGACCAGGACGTACGGCACCACGATTGCGAGCCTACTGTACGCCGGGATCGACTGGTGCGCACTGCTGGAGTGCAACGTCGATAGCGTAGAAGCCGTTGGGTTCGAGCAGGGGCACTTTATTCATGGTGCGGTCGGCATTACGGGCGGCAACGTCCACAACAACTACAACAACCTCAAGGTATTCGACTGCCGCTATGGCATCGACATCGTGGACGGCGGCGCCGTAGACCCGGTCGGGCACTCGAACGAAAACAACTACCTCGGTGGCCGGATGCACCTCTCGACCACCATCACGGACGCTTTGAGTGGCTACAACTTCACGGGCGTAACGAGCATCGCGGCCGGCGGTGGCGGGTATGTCGTAGGCGACACCATCGACCTTGCCGGCGGGACATTCAGCACTCGGGCGCAGATCCAAGTCACGGGGGTTTTGGCTGGTGCCGTGACTTCGGCCATCGTCACCATTCCAGGCGTCTATACTGTCCTTCCGTCCAATCCTGTTGCGCAGTTCTCCACAAGCGGCATCGGCAGTCTCGCAACCTTCAACATGGCCCAGGCCGCCCCCGGCAACTGCCACGCAATCCGGATTCGCTATCTGGGTGCCCACGCTCCAAACAACAACCGCTTCTACGGCGTGAGTCTGGAGCGTGCGTGGGGCCGCAAGATTTACTGCGAAGGACTGGACAACCTGTTCATCGGGTGCCGGTATGAGAACCAGAACGGCATCTGCGACATCGAGTTCTACGACCCGGCGAGCGCCGGCCAGTTCGGCAGCCGCAACACGATTCTAGCTGGTTACCAACTTGAGAACGCCATCGTGAAGCCGGACTTTGGGAACGGCACAAACTTCGACGGCTCCGGGCGCTCCGTGAATCTGAACAAGATCCTGCGGTCCGACGCCTGGCTAATTCGCGGCGGGGCTGCTGGGACAACGGACGGCGCCGTACAGGTTTCCAACAGCACCGACACGGACGACGCCATCCAGGCCATCGGGGACTCGATCCGCAAGAGCATCGGGCTCATGGCGGAGAATGGCACGACGCACAACGGCGCGCTGGTGTTCCGCGACCCGACAACTGGTGCCGTGATTTACAAGCTCCGCGCGCTCCTCGGCTCTCCGAACATCATCGTAGTCACAGACTCCACGGACATGGACGTTGGGGCGATGTTCCTGAGTGGCTTTGACTTTGTTCTCCAGAATCGGCGCGCTACCACATCGACCGCTGGAGTCACCGACAAGGGTGTCGTAGAAATCATTGGCGGTAAGGCGTTCGTGGGTGCTGGCGACGAGCTGATTCCGGCCCTTCGCGTCCGCAATTCGCAAACAAGCTCGCACCTGGCAGCCCTAATTACGACCGCTGGCAAAGCCATGCGCATCAGTTTCATCGCAGAAGTCGGCGGTGGAGTTGTTGGGGCTATCCCGTTTTACACTGGTGCGTTGGGTGCGGAACTCGAACGCTCCAGACTCGACATGACCAGCGGCAGCCCCTACTGGTTCCGCATGACAAACGGGTTGATCCTGAATCTTGGGGCTACCAACAGCGTGGCGCTTAGGCTGACTCCAGGCGCAGGAGATCCGGGCGGCCTGACTGACGGGGACCTCTGGTACAACAGCGGAACCGGCAAATTCAGGAAGCGCGAGGGTGGAGTCACAAGCAACCTCGACACCACTGGCGCCGGCCTAGCCGACGCCGACTATGGTGACATCACCGTCAGTGGCGGCGCCACAGTTATGACCATCGACAACGACGTTGTGACCTACGCCAAGATGCAGAACGTAAGCGCGACCGACATGGTGCTCGGCCGCTCGACAGCCGGCGCCGGGGACGTGGAAGAAATCGCCTGTACGGCCGCAGGGCGCGCACTCTTGGACGACGCGACGGCGGCTGACCAGCGCACGACTCTCGGGATAGGGTCCGCGAACGTCCAGACATGCTACAAGTCCAGCGACCAGGCCGCCATCGGCACCGCGTTCGCGGATGTGACCAGCCTGACGTTCACGATCAATGCGAGCACCGCCTATGCTTTCGAGTTCCACATGCTCATGGAATCGGACGCCGTCGGCACCGGCATTGACGTGTCGGTAAACGGCCCGGCCACGCCTGACGACATCCAGTTCGAGATCGTCTACTGGACGACGGCGAATGCGCGGACGGAGCGCCACGGCAACACCTACGACTTCGACACCGCGAACACTGCTAGCAACGGCACCGCCGCCCGCTGGTACTTGGTGCGAGGCGTGATCCGCAACGGCACGACCGGCGGGAGTCTCACGGCCCGCGCCAAGCGCGAAGCGGTCGGCTCTGGCCCTACTTGCAAGGCCGGCAGTTACGGTATCCTGTACAAGCTGAACTGAGGGGCGGTGTGGTGCGGTGAATCTCCAGGGACTTTTGACCAGGGCCTATCTCGTCCTGGGCGACGACATCACGACGCCGCGTTGGTTCACGCGCGCGCATCTGGTCGAACTGCTCAACCGCGCTTGCCTGGACTTCCGGGCCGAAGTCGAGGACGAGTGGATCGCCTACGATCTGCCCCTGACCGCAGGCACGGACGTGTACACCCATCGGACGGACCACCTACGAACCCAGCGCATCGCCTACTCTGACCTGACGCTCGAAGTGCTTGGCGCTGTCGGAACGATCACGAGCCGCGACGAGCGCTGGCAGTCGCACGACGGCGCGACGCCCTTGGCCTGGTCGTCGGACGCCTTGCCGCACAACCAGTTCCGGGTGCTCCCGACGCCTTCCGTCACGAGCGCCGACAACTACGTCTGGGAGAGCGAATACGGCGACATGGTGGACCTGACGGACTCGACCGGCGCCTACACCTTCACGTCCGAGTACGGCATCGTGCTCACGGTGCCGGGGTTCACCAACACCTCTGAGTACGGCGTGATCCTAGACCTGGACTCCCAAGGGTCCGACCTCGTGAACGTGTGGGCCACAGGCGCCCCAGGCTCCATGTCGGGCGACGGTGACGAAGTGCCGATCAAGGCCGCCTTCGCCAATGCGCCCGTTTGGTACGCACTCTGGCGCGTCTACGAAGAAGAGGGCGACCACCACAACCGCGAGCTGGCCGGCCTGTATCGCAAGCTCTGGCGCATGGACGTGGATCGCGCGAAGGAACTGGCGGACATTCCGCTGCCGCGCATTCCGAACGTCATCAGTGGGTCCTACGGCGGGGATAACAGGCGCGGAGCGTTCCGCCCGTCCGACACCGTGGGCGGATCGTACACCGTAACCTGGTAGGTGCATCGTGGCCGGAACAGTAGGACAAGATTCCCTCGGCGTAGAGGACATCACCCGGCACGATCCGGCTGCTGGCCCTACGACCCAGTTTCTCAACCGCGACTCACGGCTTGCCGGCGGCACCGTACCGATTACCAAGGTATCGGCAGCGAGCATTCCCGTGCTGGACGCCGCTGTCGTTTCTGGCGCCAACACGCCATTCGACGAGATCGCAGACACGCAAGCCGCGAAGCACGTCGAGGCATGCCTGGCCGACATCCGCAAGAACTACGCGGAGCTGAAGAACTTCGACCACTACGGCGGCATCGCTGGTTCCGGCATCTCGGCCGCAGACGCACAGAAGAACACCGAAGTGTTCAATAAGATCCTGACCGACATGGTTGCGGATGGGCAAGTGAACGGGATCTTTTTCCCGGCATCCACCTACGAGTTCATGGAATTCGGCGGTTTCATGCCCAAGGTGGATCAGTACCCCAACCTGCGCCTAGTAGGGACTGGCTTCGCCTCCTGCCTCAAGCGCAACACGTCTGCCGTTACGAACCAGAATCTACTGTCGATCATCGACAGTCCGGACGTGACGGTGGCCGATCTGTTCATCGACCGCAACGGAACCGCGGGAACGAATGGGGCGCTCGCATTCACAGGCTTTGGCGTACAGCCAATCGGCGGCGTCAAGGTGCTCAACTGCTACATAAGCGGTGGGCAGCTTGGACTTGTGCTTGGGTCCGCCGGTTTTCAGATGGACAACTTCTGGGTGTCTGGCTGCACGTTTGGCGCCACAAGCTCGCTGAACATGGAGGCGTTTGCCGCATCAAATGGGCACATTCTGTCAAATCAACTCCAGGGCGGCGGCACCGGCATCTTGATCGCATCCGCAGGCGGGGCGGACCTGCTGCGCGACATCGACGTTGTGGGCAACGTGTTGACCGGCACCGGCATGGACCTCTCGGTAATTCGCGGCGGAGTCTTTGCAGCCGCCTCGCACCGCGGCGTGAACGTGCTCGGGAATCGCCTGACCGCGGGCAACATCGCCATCACCGGCATCGACAGCCCGGACGTGTCCGGCAACAAACTGGCGGCCGGCAAGATCGCCGTGACGATGGACGCCGCGATGGTTACGGCGAAGAACGTACGCCTGGCTGGCAACGAAGTCGTCGGCGCAACCGGACCCGGCATTCTACTGGCCGGAAGCGGGACTGCGATTGAAGGCTTCGAGATTTCCGGCGGCAAGGTTGAGAGTGCCACCCAACAGGGCATCGCCATCCAGTGTGCTGGTGCGCTCGCCAAGTGGGGCCGCATCGCGGAAGTGTTGGTGCTCAACTGCTCCCGCGAGGACGCGGCTGCGACCGATTACTCCGGCATCCTGCTCGACTGCCCCGGTGGCGGTGGCGCTGGAGTGTTTGAGTCCATCATCGTCAACAACATCATCCGCTGCACGACCGTGACCTCGGTCAACGGCAACAAGCACCTGTACGGAGTGGAAGAGAAGGCCGGCGGGTCGAGCAACAAGAACATGATCGGGCCGAACTTCGCCCAGGGTTACGTCACCGCCGACGTGCTGTTGAGCGGCGCGGCGTCGCTCGACTATGTGGCGCGCATGACGCTTCTCGATGCCCTGTTCGCGCGCTTCGACGGGGGGGCGGCTGTCTGATGGCACCTATCGACCAGGAACGGCGCATCGGCATTCGGGGCTTGAACCTCTCGGCCGACCCGGCCCAGTTGGGCGAGGGCGCGCTGACGCTGGCCGATGGCATCCGCTACTTCGAGGACGGCGCCGCTTTTTCGCGCGGTGGGCGCGTACAGGCCGGGCTGGAGTTCCCATACGAGGGCTACTCCGGTGGCTCGACCGGGCTCTTTGTGTACACCAGCACCGTGAACCACTTCCGATCATCGTCTCGCGTGCGGGGCTTTGCTCCGTTCTACGATCAGCGCATTTGGCCTACGGACACCAGCAACAACACGATCCCGATTCCACAGCGACTCAATTTCCTGGAGAAAACCGGCAGCCGCCTGGAGTTCAACGGCGACTACGCCGGCAGTGGCAGCGGCGTCATCGACGGCAACGGTGGCTTCGAGTCTATCAACAGCCGCGCCAAGTTCGTGGTATACGGGGATCGCGCCTACGCCGTGGACGACAAAACGCCGATGAAGGTGTTCCGGCGGAAGAACAAGGCCGACCAGACGTACCTGGCGCGCATCAAATACGCTGTGCGCAACGCGGGCATCAAGTGGCCGACCGCTGGCACAAGCGACGCCGCCGACCTGACACAAAAACCGACAGCGACCGCCTCTGGGGCTGGGAATCCGACGCTCGGATTCGCGACGTTCCGGTTCCGTATCGTCATTGAGGACGAGTTCGGCATCCAGTCGAGCCCGTCCATGTTCGTAGCGTACACGCACGCCTCCGGTGACACCAAGACCACTGTCACCGTCAAGTGGGACACTATCTACTCGACGTTCCCGGCAGAGGTGCAGGCGTCGCCAACCAAGTACAAGGTTCGGCTCTACTGCCAGATCACGCTCACCAGCAGTACCGACCTGGAGCCGTCTGCCTACCGATACATTCGCAGCAGCGTTGATACCGACGCAGCCGCGCGCGCCGCAGGCATTGTGTTCGACGTGAACGACCAAGTGGACATGCAGAACCGCGACCTGATGCTGATGGATGCGTCTGCACCGCCCATCCTGACAGACATGTGCGTCGTGGACGACATCGCTTACGGAGCGTCCAGCCTGGACGTGGTGTACCGCGAAGTGCCGGAGGGGCAGCAGGTCGGGACGTTCATCGAGCGGTACTCGAATCGTGCGCCCGGCGCCTTCTTGATAAAAACGAAGCTCCTGTCTAAGACGAAAATCTCGGCCATCAACGTCAATCGCTCCTACTTATTCTTCTCGAATCCCGGCGAGCCGGAGTATATGTATCACTGGCGACAGGTCGGGAATGGCACCGAGATCATCGTCGGAGTCGTGCCGCTTGGCAAGGTGTGCGTGATCCTGACTAACCAGGGGGTCTACACCTACAGCGCCATCGAGGATGAGATGCACACGGGGTTCGCCCGCGTCGGCTGCATCGCGCGCGACACCATCGTGGCAACCGAGAACGGCATCCGCTTCGTTGGCACGGACGGTATCCCGCGGCTCTTCAACGGCGCCACCGTGGACGAGGTGGCGGATGAGATGCTGCCAATCTTCGACCGCGACGATTACCAGGGCGACTACAGCAAATTCGACAGCGGCAACGCGCAGGAAGTCGTCGGCACCTATGGCGACCGGAAATTCTTCATGCTCTTTCCGGCGTCCAACAACCCGTCCGGATACAAGCCCGGCCACGAAGCAGATCCGAGCGTGCCGCGGTACATGGCAATCGGGGACAGTTCGCGCGGGCCGACGCGCTGGAGCCTGGACCGCGCGCCGTCTTGGGAGTCAATTTACTGGCTCGGGCGCGAATCTCGTATGCTTGCCATCGACGCGCAGGGGTATCACTACTTCATCGAAGAAGGATTGACCGATGAGCAGCCGGCGGGGGACGACTTCACCAACCCGACCTTCGCAGTCAAGGCGCGGCGCTTCTCGGCTGGCGGGGTGCAGGGGCAATTCTACAAGGTAAAGCTCGACGTGAATACGCAGGGCGAAACGGTGTCCCTCTTCGCACAGATGGACGACATGCCGGCCGTCACTTACCAGGTGAACTTTTCGACGACTAGGCGGGAAGAAGTCATCATCGACCTCCCCGCGAACTTCAAGGGGCGGTACATGGACCTCCGGTTGAGCGGCAGCGTCGCAGCGCGCTTCCAGCTATTCGGCATCCTGCCGGAAGTCGTGACACGGGGGGTGTTCTGATGCCACTGCCTGCACTGGCTCTCATCGGGATCGGTGAAGGGCTCAAGCTCGGCAGCAATCTGCTCACGGCGCGCTCGGCGCGGCGTCGGCGCGACGCGATCATCCAGCGGCAGATTGAGGCGCTGCGCCCGGCCGAGGACCGCCTTGCGCAAGGCATGCTCGGCTCCTCCGAGTCGCAGGGCTCGTTGCTCCAAGCCATCACCACCCGCACGCTCATGTCGCTGGCTGGCCGCGGGGTGCTCCAGGGCAGCGGCGCGGCGGGAGAGGTGGCAGGTGCCATCGCGCCCGTCGAGCAACAGCGCACCGAGCACCTGGACGAAATGGCGTTCCGGCTCGCAGCCGTCAAGCAGTCCATCTACGGCGGCAGCGATGCACCTGGGATGGCAGACGCCTGGGCGTCGTCGCTGGGATCTGCCGGCAACACGCTCGCCTACCTGGGCGGGCGCAAGCTCGGCGCCGGCACGAAGGGGAACGGATTCAGCGCCGCCCCAATGGAAGGCATCGACGCCAACCTCCGGGACTTGGACCCAGACGCCTACAACCCCGAGGACGAGCTGGCGTCGGCGCAGATCGGTCGCGCGAATCGCCGCCGGAGCGGGGTGATTCCTCGTGGCTGACGAACTCACCGAAGCACTCATCCGCGGCGTCCAGCACGGCCAGCAGCAGGCGTACAACGAAGAGCGCACCAAGATCGGACACGAAACCCAGAACCGCCTGGTCGAAGCGATGGCGCTGCGCGCGCAACAGGCTGACGCCAAACGACCTCGACAGATTCCGCAGCAGCTACTTGCTTCGCTCTTGAATCCGGACGCCACGTCGGACGAGATCGCGGGCGCCTACGGCATGGCGGCCAGTTACGACATCGACCTTGCGAACAAGGCGGCGGCTATGGGCGCCACCGCCCGCCAGAAGCTCGCAGCCGAGAAGGCGTCCCAACTGAGCGAGGAAGAACTGCGGGTGATGAGCGAGTCGAATCCGGAAGCCGCGAGGGGTCTGTCCGCAGGCATGCCGCGGCAGACGGCCTTGTCGGTGTACGGGGAAGCGAACCGGAACCAGCGTGACAAGACCTTCAAGCCGGACGCGCCAAAGGGCACCGCCGCCAAGCCGCCGCCGCCGTACTTCGACAAGTACGTCACCAAGGAATCCGAGGTCCCAGGCGCCATCGAGAACGAGCTGTCCCAACGCCTCTACCAGATGCCGTCCGACGCGCTTGCCGACTTGGAGAAGGTGGAGGACGGTCCCGCCAAGGGCATGTCCGGCAAGGAAGTGCGGCGCCATCTGCTCGGGCTTGCGATGGAAGCCCAGGCGCTCGCGCGCAAGGGTACGCCGCTGGTAGACGCCATCGAGCAGGTCGCCGCCCGCGGGCTGCCGACGCCGGGCAGGAACCGCTGGGGGCCGCTGCCAGACGTGAAGCCGACGTTCAACGGAGGCACCAAGCCGCCGCCTGTCGCCGCCGCGGCGGCGCCGAACCCGCTGGACGCCATCATCGAGAAGGCCGGCGGCGACCGCGCCAAGATCCGCGACCTGATCCGCGCGAGCGGGATCACCTACACGCCCGAGGACATCGCGTACATCAAGTCCAAGCTCGGAGGTTGACCGTGGCGCGCGACCCGCTGGACGACCTCCTAGACGACATCACGCCGGCCGAAGGCGACTCCGTTGCCACCACCGAGGACGAAGAGGGCGACGTAGCACCAGTCGCCGCTGACCCACTCGACGATCTGCTTGCGGACCTGGAGAAGAAGCCCGCCGCGGCCGGCGCTCCGTCAGCCCGGCCGGTACGCCCGGACTTCCAGTGGGGCACCCTGTACGACGTGCCGCCAGAGAAGGGCGGTTGGGTCAAGCCGCCGCCCGCCTACCAACCCAAGAACGACCTCGAAGCCGGGCTCCAGCAGGTCAATAGCGCGATGGACATGGGGCCGAAGCCGCCGCCATTCCGGGATGCGATGGACGCGCCGCCGCCGCTCCCCGGCCCGCCGCTCGGCCCGTCTCTCGGGCGCATGTCGCCGCAGAAGTGGGGCAAAATCTCCGGCCATCCGCTGCCCGAGCAGTCGCGCGCCATGAAGATTCTTGAGCCTGTCATGCGCCCCGTCGTGGGGTTCGGCGCGGGCGGCTTGCAGACCGCCCAGAACGTCGTGCAACTGATGGGCGCCGGCTGGGGCAAGAAGCCCATCTTCAACTCCAAGACGTTCATCCGCGACCTGGAGACAGCGGGCGTCTACGGCGAGGCAAATTTCTGGGACCGCGTCTCGGAGAAAACCGGCGACATCGGCTCGCAGGTGGCGGTCATGGGTGGACTGTCGGGCGCGCTCATCAAGGGCGGCGTGACGCCGTTCATCGCCCAGCAGGCCGGCATGGGTGCAGTCGCAGCGACCGCCGCGGCGGCGGAGGCCCAGAACAGCGGCGAGCACCTGACCGCCGACCAGTGGGCCGGGCTAACAATCGAGAACCTGGTCACTTACCCACTGTTCGCGCACGGCGTTGGGTCGGCCACCAGGCTCGCTCTCCAGGGCTCGAAGTACGCCAAGGCCATCACGCCCGCCGTGTCGGCCGCTGCGACCGG